TATTGTTCTGCACCCGGTCGCTGGGGCAGCCGACGTTGAGGTTGACCTCGTCGTAACCGTGCTCCTGGGCCATACGGGCGCAGGCGGCCAGGTCGGCTGGGACACTGCCGCCCAGTTGCAGGGCTAGCGGGTGTTCGAACTTGTGGTGGCGCAGGAAGCGTTCGTGGTCACCGTTGAGTAGGGCGCCGGTGGTGACCATTTCGGTGTAGAGCAGGGCGTGTTTGGAGAGGATGCGTAGGAAGAAGCGACAGTGGGCGTCGGTCCAATCCATCATGGGTGCAACACTGAAGCGCCGAGACAGCGTAGGCCGCGTATTTACTGGGCTAAGGCTCTGTTTATCTAGCATTTTACTCAACGTGTTCTGGGCGTGATTTCGGGCGTTTTCAGGCGTTTTTTAGGGCTCGGTGGTACGATGTACCACTCCAAAACTGACGCGTACCACTTTTGACATGGCGACTATCAGGGCAAGAAAACTGGCGGATGGGTCTGTTAGCTACACGGCTCAGATCCGCATCAAGCGCGACGGAGTGCAAGTCTATCAAGAGAGCCAGACCTTCGCCCGAAAACAGGCGGCACAGGCCTGGGCACGCAAGCGTGAATCCGAACTGGATGAGCCTGGTGCGATTGAGCGGGCGAGTCGCATAGGCGTCACGCTCAAAGACATGATTGACCAGTACCTGATCGAGGTTGAGAGAGCCCGGCCGCTCGGCAAAACCAAACGCGCAACTCTTACGGCCATCGGCGAAACGTACATGGGCAAGCTGGCCGATACCCAGATCAATACCCAATGCCTGGTCGATTACGCGCTATGGCGGATGAGCCCCGAAGGTGGGGGCGTCCAGGCGCAGACCGCTGGCAACGATCTGGCGCACCTTGGCGCCGTGCTTTCCATTGGCAAGGACGCTTGGGGCTATCAGCTTGACCCTATGGCGATGGGTGGCGCACGGCGTGTACTGCGTAAGCTCGGCTACAACCTGAAGAGCCGCGAGCGTGACCGTCGCCCCACGCTGGATGAGCTGGGGCAGCTCATGAAGCATTATCAGGACATGCAGGCCCGGCGCCGAAGCATCATCAACATGATGAAAGTGGTGGGCTTCGCCCTTTTCTCGACGCGCCGTCTCGACGAAATCACTCGGATTCGCTGGGATGACCTCGACGAGCCCGGCCAGCGTGTGCTGGTACGCGACATGAAGAACCCGGGCCAGAAGATCGGCAACGACGTGTGGTGCTACCTGCCCGACGAGGCCTGGAAAATCCTCCAGACTATGCCCCGCGCCGGCGAAGATATCTTCCCCTACAGCCCTGAATCAATCTCCACATCCTGGGCGAAGGCCTGCAAATTGCTGGAAATCAAGGATCTGCACTTCCATGACCTTCGGCACGAAGGGGTAAGCCGTCTGTTCGAAATGGACTGGGATATCCCCCGGGTGGCGAGCGTTTCAGGGCACAGGGACTGGAACTCGCTGAGGCGCTACACCCACCTACGGGGAAAAGGTGACCGCTATGTTGGGTGGGAATGGTACGAAGAGATATTGAGGGCGCCCGTCCAACTGGGCGCCGCATCAATGAAGTGGCTTAAAAGGCGTGTTTTAACCCGTTGAGCTGGCTGTTCTCTTTAACCGCGGCTGCGCGCTGTAGATCGAGATACGCAGCCAGGTCGGTTAAGTGGATCCCCCTGGCCGACTTCTGGCTACGTTCCAGGCGGGTGATGGGTATCTTGATCTGACCGCTCATCACCTTGCGCTGGAACATGTCAGGTGTCAGGTGCGTGAAGTAGTCCCGGCAAACCTGCTCCAGCGAGATAATCGCTTGGCCGTCGTACTGGGCCATCAGGATAAAGGCTGTGTTCATGATGTCCCTCACATCCGAAACGATTGATGAATGAGCGTCGGCCGGGCGGTACGTCCTGCAGGTTGCGCCTCGTTCGCCTGAATCTCGCAAATGAACCTGTGCCTATTCCGATCGTTGCGCTCAGCGCGTTGGTGAGCCGTGGCAACGCGCCGATACATTGCTCATAGGCATCCGGCCCATGCCAGCTCTGGGCAGGCAAAACCTGGCAGTCAGTACGAGTTGCGTCGCTGCATAAGTACAAAAGCAAGAGGACCGTCATACGTTCCCCTTCCGCCCAAGGCGGGGGCGGACAGGTGTTGGTTTTATCGCTGAAGCCATAGCGACGACCCGCATATCGCTCTCGCTCAGCTCCATCTCCTTACTGCCTGATGGGGTTGCGGGAAATAATCGGTTGGCCTGTACAAATGCGGAGAAGGCCTCGTCGAAGTGCGCGGCCAGCGCGTTTCGCAATGCGTCGTAGTGAAGCTCGAACTCAATTGCCTCAGCCGGTGTAACTTCCACGCCGACCTTCTTTGGTCGGCCCCGGCTGGTGTACAGGCCAGGTGTACATGTGTCGCACACCTTGGACATGATCTGCGCCGCGAGCTTACGGTCGTACACGTTCAAAATCGGAAACCAACGGATTTCTCTGCACTCGTCGTTTAAGTCGTCGATGGTTAAACCGTGACGCGCTAACAAGTTATTCAGCATGCGTTGCGCATTATCCTTCTCGCCGCCTTCGCCACGCTCTGCGAGGGCCATTAGCTTGCGTAGCTTGGCCTGGACCTTCGCATCGCCTCCACGGGGCATGTTTGCTTGCATGGTGCTTCTCCTCGTAAGCGGTGGGGGAGTTGCCGCTCCCCCGTTCCGCCTTTTTTGATAGTCAGCGTGCGTATCGACGCGTTTTGTTTTGTCTGATCGCTTCCCGCTCGGCCATAAGAGCGGCCCACTCCAGCGATTTGCGCTGCTGCCGAATACGGCTACAGGCCTGGTGCTTGCGGGTGGAGCGCGCTTTGCCACAGATATCGCAGCGGCTGGGTAGGTCGAGGCGTTGACTTGCCTTGGCTGGCCGTGTCCTTGCTGGGCTGACAGCCATAATTACTGCCCTCCCATGAGCATGCGTGTCAGGGCGTTGGGTTGGCCGTCCGGTGTCAATTTGTTCAGCGGCAGGGTGGTGGTGCGTCCATTGGCGCTACGCAATGTGGCTACGTCGCCGTTGATCTCTTCGATCACAGCTTTGCGAGCACTGAAGCGATAGCTGCGACCGCCGCCACTGATTGCCACGTAGCTGACCGTGTCGCCGATAGCCAACGGGGTTGTGGTAGCCTCTGCGGCGCTACCTTGGGTTTGATTCACTTGCATGGTGCTTCTCCTTTGGTGGTAGGTGTCGGGGAGTTGCCGCTCCCCGACACCGTCTTTTCAGGCCGTTCTGGCCTGGTCTTGCTTGATGATCGCTATGACTTCGTCCCGGTCCTTCGCATACGCGAAAGGCATTTCGCCGCCTGGGCGAGTGATCGGGTATCGCGCTTCAGGCAACCGGCACTCGGCCACGGTGTAGCCGCTATCGGTAATCCAACAGTTCTGTTGCACTTGCCCGTCTCGGTTGCGTTTCGGTGCCCACTTCATGCCCAGACCCTACGCAGGTCCTGCCAGATCTCATCACCGTCGGGGAAATAGGTGTGAACCTCTTGCTCGGGGCTGTTATCTAGCCGCAGGACTGCAATGCAGTCGTCGAACAGGCCAGCGTCGAGACGGCGCAGCTCGGTCAGGTCAAACGGATGTGCCGGGCCGTTGTACAACCCGAGCAGAAAACGCCCGATTACCCCGCTTTGCCCGGTGTTGCGTTGCGCGACCGGCAGCAAGCGAACCAGCGCCTCGACGCCGGCTTTGCGGATGGCCGGACGCTCGGCCTGGTACTGGAACAACTCGTCAAAGGCATCTTTGAGCGTTTTGTTGTGCATGGTGCTTCTCCTTGAGTGGCAGGCGTTGCCGCGCCTGGTGTGTGTTGCTGTCGATTGGTCAGGCCTGGAAGTGCCAGCACTTCACGATGGGCTGTTTGGTGATGACCGCGTTGCTGTGCTTGGCCTGGTGAGCCCGCACCGCGCTATCCGTCGCCTTGTTGATGTCGATCAGCTTTCGAGAGCGGGAGTCCTTCAGCCGCTCGCGCAGCTCGCTGACATCGGCAATTTTCTGGCGATGCTCTGCGGCGCACTTCACGAAGTCGTTGAGGTTGATGGCGATGATGTTGTCTTTCTTGCTGTGGTTGACCACGGGCCCATCGGCGTCGAGGCCTTCCAGGTACTCGTACACCTCCCAAAATTCGGCCACGACCGGATGATCGGAACTGATGGAGGCCTGGCGCTCTATCGCCATTCGAATAATCTGGGTGCGGGTGTTGCTGATCTGCGCATCGGTGAGCGAAACCACCATCCGCAGGCAGTCGAGCAACGCGAGCAATTGGGCGTGGTTCTTGTTGATCCGCTCGACACGGATATAGCCGCGCAGCTTGTTGCCGCAATGTACGCAGTCGCTTTGTTCGTCTTTGAAAGGAGTGTCGCAAGCGAAGCAGTGCGAGTGCAGGCAGCGCAGTTTCGCTTCGTAGCCGGGCAGGCACTGTGCAAACAGATCCATGAGCTCGGCTTCTTTGCGCACGGCCTGCAACACGAAGTTACTCAGCGTTGCGCCTTCCAAGGCGTTGAGTGAGTCCGCAGCTGCGCGGCTCTCTGGGGTCACGTTCGGCCGCACGAAGTGCAGTTTGACGATGCGGGTCATGATCGCTTCAGAGGCCACCACCGGCGCGTTCTGGCTGATGGCAATGGTTCCCCGGAATGGCGGCTCATACGTTTCGTTGCCGGCGGTTTTAACCCCTTTAGTCGCCAGCGTGCCGCCGCCGTAATAATCCTTCAGCTCATCCCATTCGAAAGTTTTGGCGTGTGCCTTGTCCTCACCACTACGGTCGGATTCCAGCAACACGATAGGCATGCCAGACACCTGGCCCATCAAGCGGCTGCGGCCGGCCTTGGTGGATTTGGACGGGTCGAAGCCCTCATACCCATCACGGCCGAGTAGCTTCCATAACAACGTCAGCAAGGTTGTCTTGCCGGCACCGGCTTCACCGGTGGCCTCAAGGAAGGGGAACGACTGGTAGCGATGACGAATTTGCTCGGCGAACAGCGAGCCGAACCAAAACGTCAGAGCGACGATGCCCTGGGTACCGAAGCATTGCCAGAGCAGATCCAGCCAGCGCGGGTCATAGTTCTTCGCGTCCTTGGTGAGTTGGATTTTGACTCCTTTCTGCAAGCTCTTGAGTTTCAGCTTGCCCATTTCGAAAAACTCTTCTTCGTTGATGGTGATCAGTTGTCCTTCGCGAACGGCCACGTCGTTGAATACATAGCACCCGTACTCCCGGCTGTAGCCGACGTAGTCGATGGTCTGGACGGTTTTAATGCCGAACAGTTGGTCTTTCATGATCTTGTCCAGCTGCTGTCCGCTGCCGGTGAACACCGCACCGGCGCCCATGCCGAGAAGTCGTTTCTTAAACTCGCTGGCAGCAGCGACCTGGCCGCCCGTGAAGGTGTTTTTCACAGAGCCACCGTCGTGCGGGAAATCGACGCGGAAGAAATACCAGGACTCGTCGGTTATCTCGTTGCGCTGGAAATACAGTGCCTTGGGGTAGCAATTCGCGATCTCGACCACGCAGCCAGACATGCGCAGTGCCTTTTCGCGAATGGCCTTTTCGTTGAGTAGTTGGTCTTCTTTTTTGTCGCTGTCATCGAGCGCCTGTTTGGCGCTGTTGAACTTGGAAATATCCAACTTCCACCAGTACAAGCGGGAGTCGAAACAGAAGTGAAACTCCTCCCGTTCCCGCCACTGGTACATGAGCAATGCTTTATCGGTGGCGCTCTCGGCGATCAGCAGCGCGCCCTGGTGCTTGGCTTCTTTGAGGTCTTTGTCGATCCGCTGGGCACGTGCCTCGTCACCGTCCAGAAACGCCCAGCGTTGATGCAGATCGTTCCAATCGACCTTTCGAGCATCTGGTTGTGGAATCTGCGCGGCCTCGCAGACGAAGCCCAGCTCGCGAGCCTGCTTGACCCACGACTTGGTGTACTTTTGCGCGCCAGGCTCGTTATCCAGGGCCCAGACCAACTTCGGCGGCTTCCCGCTACGGTCCGCTATCAAGGCCTTTAACGATTCTTCGGGAAAAGCGTTGGAGGACAACGCGGCGACTGCGGAAATGCCGTTATGGATGAGCGCTATGGCGTCGAAAATGCCCTCGACGATCCACAGTTCATCAACCTGGAGAACATCGACACAAGGTGGACACCACCAGTAGCCCTTGTAGCTTTGCTTGGGTTGGAAGCGAGCCTTCTTCTTGCCGAAGCGTGAGGGCTGGTCGATCAAGCGCTCCCAGTACCCGCCATGCTCCAGGGGGAATCGCACCGTGGCCGAGCCAATATTCAGGTCGCGGTCAAAGTAACTTTCCTGGGTGTACCAGCCCTCAATCAGCTCCAGCCGAAAGCCGCGAGCAAAGGTGAGGTATGCCTTTGCGGTAGCTGTTGGCTCATCGTTGGTGGCTGGCGCTCGCTTGCTCCAGTCGTCAAAAAGGTCGGGGTAAAGCTCCTTGACTGGGGCCTGGTATCGGCACTTGTCCTCACGGCCGCAGCGGATAAACCAGGGTTCATCATGGCGAGAAAACAAGCGCTTCTGGTTGCACTGAGGGCAAGTGCCCTTGCGCATGTAATTCGTACCCACCATGTGTTGCAGGCCGTAATCGGACTCAAGGCGCTGAAGCACATCAGCGCGCAGCTTGTGTTCCATGGGCTTACGTACATAAGTTTTTGAGCCATGGGAAATGTCGAGTCGCTTATTCATCGGGTCTTACTTCACTTCGCCGAGACTGTATTTAAGGGCGCCAATCAGGCGTTTTTGCGCGGCCATCACCGGGAAGGCCGCGAGCAACGAGCCATGCCGCAACCCTTCGGGGATCATGCGAAAACGGTCGTCGTACCAATGCTCGTTGAACTGCTGGGCGTACTGGCTCCGTAGTGCTTGGAGCAGCGCCTCGGCCTCTTCGCGGGGCAGTTTTGCGGTGATGGCGACGTCGATTTGCATGGTCCACCTCGGATTTCGGGCAAAGCTCACCCAAACCCACGGGAAGCGGGGCAGGGCGGGTTGTTTAAACGGGGGTTACTGAGGGTGTTGCTTCAGCGCGTTATCGCGCTGGGCGAGCAGGGTCTGCGGCAGCAGCCTTGCCGGAACCGGGTACCGAAGGTCGGCCCGGGTATCGATCAGGTGGACGACAGTGCTGCCTGGGCTGTTGCCCCAGTCCACGCCGATCCACTTGCGCTGGTTGATGACCTGCAATTCAGTCCAAGCGTTGTGCACCAGTTTCTGCGCCATGAACACCGGCACTTCCAGCGCGGTGGTCATGTGCCGAACGCAGTTTTCGTACAACAGATCTGATTCCACCAGGTGCTGCGCTTCGTGCCGTTGCAGGTAGGCAAACGCCGCCCGTTGCATGCTGCTGCGGTAGTCGTGGTCAAGCTCTTCATGGTTCATTGCGCACACTCCATTTCCATTTGGTCGAGCAGGTCGGGTTGATCGTTGGCGGACTTCATCGCGGCACGGCGCAGGGCAATGTCGGCGATGGGCAGCTTGACGGAGGGGTTCGCCATGCCGCTGGGGCTCATTTCATGAGTCATTTCGAACTCAGCTCGCACCGACCAGCCGCAGGCCTCGTTGGTGCATTGCAGGTAGGCCACCCGCAGGAAGATGTGCGTGCCTTCGCTGGTGCGGATACGCATGCGGCCGAGGCAGTGAGGGCAGACTAGTTTGTAGGTGCTCACCCAGCGAACCCCCGGCCGTGCAGTTGAATGGTCGCTAGCACTTCGGCGTAGCGGGCTGACATGTACTTCATCAGTGCGGAAACAATGACTTCGGCCTCACTCTGCTCGATGACACCGTCGTCCAGGGCCTGGGCAATGATCTGGTCAACCAACCCACGCTTGGCGGCAGCTCTTACGGAGCGGTTGTACAGCTCGACGTTATCCAGCGTTCCAGGCACCGCGACGGGCACAAACATGCCGCCATACATGCCGGTGATGTAATCCGCGAGGTATGACGTACCCGCAACTTGCTCGAGGCGATGGATATGTTCGTCGCTCAGCGGCCGGCTGCCAGCGTTCTCATAGGCTTGGTTGTCAAACTTCTTGATCGGCATCCCAAGGTCAGCTGCGGCGTAATGCCGGCCCCCGGGGTAAGCGGCAATGACGGCGCTGACTACGTCTTTGCGGTTGGCTAGAACTGAGCGTTTCATCTTCTGGTTTCCTACCTGAGCCAACGGGCCTAATTTGTGACGACGCCGTCTTTGATACCGAGCAACACCGCAGCGCGGTGGGACTCGCCCCGCAGACATTTCTTCTGTCCGTTCAACACGGCGTACACCGTGGACGGGGTCAAGTTGTGCTGATCGGCCCAGTCTTTGGCAGAGAGGCCTTGATGCGCGAGGCGCTCACGTGCCTTTCGGCAAGCTTGCTCCGTGGGGTATGCGTTCGGCATAGTCTCGTTTCGTGTGATTTCGTGTGATGACAGACGGAGTATTTCCCATGAATGTGGGAATGTCAACTCGTCGTGGAGACGTTTGTGGGAATTGGTGATCGCCTGAAAGAAGAGCGCGAGCGCTTGGGCTTCAATCAGACCGAGTTCGCGTCGAAGGCTGGCGCCTCGAAAAACAGTCAGTACAACTATGAAAAGGGCGAGCGCAGCCCGGATGCCAGTTACCTGGCAGCAGTTGCTGAACAAGGGGTGGACGTCCTATACGTGGTAACCGGCCAGCGCTCATCCGTGGGCGAAAATCAGCTTTCCAACGACGACTTGGAAATCGTGATGCACGTGCGCAGTCTGGACGATGAGGACAAAGGCGCGGTGATGCGCCTACTCAGGGCTTTTACAGTGAAAAAATAAGGAGTTGTGGCATGAAAAGGATGACGTTATCGGTAGTGGCGCTGGCAATGCTCGCTTCGGGTATGTGTGGGGCCAAGGAGAGGATCCAGACAGTTTCGAGCAAAGATTACGGAGACGCTTGGCCGTTTACGGTCGATAGCGTTGACCTGTTGTGCTTTGGGCCTTCACCCAAGGCGTTGGCCCGAACCTCGAATGGAACCGTCTATGCATTGAGCGGTAGTGCTCGGAGCCAAGCAAAAGATCGTGGTTGGTCGGACGGTCAGGACATCACCAAACCCAATCCTACGATGCAATCCATCAAGATGGACTACAGCGATATCGTGCAACGTGCTCAGGCGCTCTGCGACGGGGCGTAATTTGCAATAAAATTTTTTCCGATGGGCTGGTGACACACCGAAACATGCTGAGAATGACGCACTCCCCGGGTGCTTTGGTTGGTGCCGATGTTGGTACCGGGCGCCCGACGTGTTGAATGGAGTGACACATGTCAGTGATGAAAGAGGTTGATACCAGCCTAACAGAGGTAATCGAATTGCCTGGACTGAATGAGCGCGAGCGGATGATTGTGCAGCTATTCAGGCAGCTCGATGAAGTGCAACAGCAAGATATATTACGGTTTCTGAACGTGTTATTAGGTGCTCGGTGAATGAGCCCGGCGTTACGCCGGGCGTCATTAAACTTTGCATTGATTTCAAATGTAGATATTGGTTATGTGATTGGCTTTGTTGGGCTCAACGCTGTGCTGAATTTCCTACTGACGATTCTTAAAGGGGCGGAAAATGGTAGATGCTACGGAAATATGGGCTGAGGATCTTATGGATCGGCAGCCAAGCGCGAAATTCTTGACGTCCTATATGCTCGCAAATTCCCATATTAAAGTATTGAATGTGAATTCCCCTTGGGGTGCAGGAAAATCTTTTTTCTTGAATCGTTGGAAAAGTGAGCTGGATAACGACTTCGTATGTGTTTTTTTTAACGCTTGGGAAACTGATTATACAGCTGAGCCCCTTATTGCGTTGATCACCTGCATTGAACAACAGACAAAAGACAATCTAGATCTAACTCTTCATGATGCAGGTAGGACCGCTGTCAATGCGGCAGCTTCAATTGTTAAGAAGGCTGCCCCGTTGATTGCTAAAGGGTTGGTAAAAAAATATATCGGAGTAGAACTCAAGGAACTGTTGGGAGAGGAGGGCGATCAAGAAGGTGCGGATTTTGCGAGCGATGTCATCAGCACGCTTATCGCCGACCAAGCTAAAACTTTACAGCATGTAGATGAATTCAAAAAAGCAATACTAGAAAGATTTTCACAGGCGGCTGACAATAAAGGTTTAAAAAAACCTGCCTTTATATTTATCGATGAGCTAGACCGTTGTCGTCCGACATACGCGATAGAGTTGCTAGAGCGTATCAAGCACTTTTTTGAGCTGGAGAACTGTCGTTTTATTATTGCTTCCGACTCGCGGCAATTGGCTCATTCTATACGGGCAGTCTACGGGCAAGGTTTCTCGTCTGAAAGATATTTGAATAGGTTTTTTGATGCTGAGTTTAATTTAAACAATGCGGATATATTTAGTCTGGTTCATCATAGTCTCCCAACGATTTCCTCGGTATCGTTAGGTTTGAATGTGATGGGGAAAGTTGTTGGTAATTATTTTCCAGGGGACGAGGAGTGCGTTTATCCTAAAAAGGATACAGTGGTTAGTTTTATTCAGGGTTTCACTGAAAATGCAATAATAATAGTGGGATTGTGCAAGTATTTTAAGGTTGAGTTGCGGGAGCTGATGAATTATATCAAGCAGATAAAAAGTGCTTGCGATTCCATTCAGGGACCTGTGCATTTCTTTTGGTTGGCGTATCTGGTGTTTTTCAAAGCCTCGAAATCCGAACTCTATCCAGGTCTATGGATATCGGGAAAGTCATTGGAGGCAGTAACTGCTTATGATGAAAAGGAGGCAGACCCTGTTTCGTTTTCTTTTACGACAGAATTAACGTCAGTGAAGCACCTGGCAACGTATTATTTGGCTTTGTTGGAATCTGATCATCAAAGTCGTAATAACATGGCGCAAAATGTTAGCTCGTGGAGAAGTCCGGTTTTCTATGCGTTGTCAAGGGAAAGCGAAATTTCAAAGCTACAAAGTTACAAAGATATCGTGGAGTTGGCGCACAGACTGAGCTAGTTAACAGGTGGTGCAGGTCGTCATGGCGTTAGGGTGTGACCTGCATCCGCTTCCACTCCCGATCCACCGCCCGCTTCGCTGTCTTCTCGGTGGCATACAACCACCGCAACCGCTTCGGCTTGCTCTGATCCCCCGCAGTCACGGTCTTCTCCTTCCCGGTTTTCTTGTCGCGGTAGTACGCGATGATCCCTGTGTAATCCCCTTTGTTTTCCTCTGCCAACCCCTCAACCGTATCCTCGGGCAGCTTGCTCTCCAGTTCCAGGCTGACGGTGTATCCATTGTCCGGGCTAAGGGTGTGCTGCACATTGCCGCCATACCAGATGATCTCGTCGATCTCAGGCTTCACGCCCTGGAGCGTGTAGGTCAGTTCGGGAATCAGGTCAGGCCTGCCCCGGGCCAGGGTGTAGCTGAGCGTAGCGCTGCCACGTTGCAGGCGGTTGAATTCCGCCCGGGCAGCGCGCAGGGCGGACTGGCGGTCGCTGAAGGTGTGGCGTAGGTCTTTGAGGTTTTCACCACCGCCGGCGATGGCCTCCTGTTTCTTCGCACTGTTCACGTCGTAGAAATAGGCGCGCACACCGTCGTAGCTGTCGCGGTCGGCTTGCAGGTAGCGGTGTTGGTCGCCATCGACGCGGGTGAGGGTGATATGCGGCAGCTCGGTGCCGGTGGCCGTCTTGCCGCCGCCCGCCGGCAGGCACAGCAGGCAACCGGCCTTGACGCTGACCACGGCGTCGAACTCTTCGCCTACGCGGCTGATCAGGTTGGCGTCGGATTCGTTGGCCTGGTCCAGCTGAAGGATGGGCAATCCGTCCAAGGTACCGGCGATGGTGGCGGTGAGGCCGTTGCCCAAGGCGATGTCGCCCAGGACGTCGCCAAGGGTGGTATTGCTCCAGCTGCGCTCGCGCTTGGTCTTCAGGCCTTTGCGAAGGTCTGCCGAGCGGGCGCGGATGCTCAGTACGTCCGGTGCGCCGCTGTGTTCGGTTTCATCGACCGTGTAGGTGCCTTTGTCCACCAGGCCAGTGTCGCTCCAACCCAGCCACAGTCGGATGGTCGCGCCTTTGGGCGGGATCGCCAGCAGCCCGTCATGGTCACTGAGGGTGATGCTGAGCTGGTCGGCCTCGATCCCACGATTGTCGGTCAGCTCCAGGCTCATCAACCGTGGACTGATCAACTGGGCGATGTCGTTACCATCGACCGTGATACGAAACGCCGGCACCGGGTAGGCCGCATCGTGGCGGTAGCGCTCGATCAGGTCTTCGACATAGCCGGTAACCTTGGACAGGGCTGCATCAATCACAGCAGCGCCCTCAAGATGTTGACGCCTGCGCTGGTACCGGCACCGAGCAGGTCGATCCGGTCGTCATCGATGCGCTTGAGGTTGATCGTGAATTCAATACGCCGAGGCGTACCGTCACGGAAGAACAGTGTTTTGGTTTCGCTCAGGCCATCGATAATCCACAGGCCGTAGATCCGGCCGCTGCCTTCGACCATCGGCCAGGCCTTGCCGGTGTTCGCCATCAGCCGCAGGGCGTCGAGGCTCAAGGCGCTGCCGGCCAGCTCTGGCAGGATGACGCCGGGCAGGGTGATGGTGTCGTCACCGCGCCCAACAAACTGCCGAGCCGGAGCGGCGCCGACGCGGCTGTTGCTCGCATGTCGCCATTCGGTTTGGCGTTGCAGCTCCTGATAAGCGGCGGTGGACAGGCTGAACACGAACATGCCCAAGGCAAGCATCATAGGGATTACTCCAGATCTGACAGTTTGCTGCGCTGGCGGGCGGCCTTTTCGCTGGCGATGCGCGCCAGCTCGGCCCGTACGGCGCGGCTGATCGCCTGGGCGTCCATGCCTGGCGTGGTGTGGATGTTGATTTCGTAGGTGTCGTGGCTGTCATGAACCGGCGCCGGGGTAGGGCTGATGGGCGCTCGATCATCGATCGACAACGAAGAGGCAGCGGCAGCCCCGATGGGGAATTGCGGCAACGGCATGGCCGCCAGAGGCATGGCGGTTGCGCCGAGGGCCAGCGTGCCGGCTGCCGTGAGCTGTTTGCTCAGGCTGGTCATGGCGCTCAGTGGCCCGTTCTGACTGCCCTCAAGCCCCTGGGCCAGGCCGGCCATGGTGAAGCCGCCCAGTTCTGCGAACACACGCGAGGGGCTGTGGATGTCGAGCTTTTCCTTGAACCAGCCAATCACCGCATCGCCTGCCCCGGTGATGGCCTCCTTGGCTACGGTCAGGCTGTTGGTGATGCCGTTTGCCAGGCCTTGAATCATCTGCGTACCCAGTTCAGCGAACTGTGCAGGTAGACCTAACAGAAGGCTGAGCATATTGCCGATGACAGCGCCGAAGCGTTCACCCATTGACTGAGCGGCGCCGCCGACGTCCTGGACGGGTGCAAGTAGCTGCCCGAACCAGGTGATCAAGCTGCTGACGCCATCAGATATCAGACTGAACAGCGGGCGTGCGATGTTGCCCAGAAGCTCCATGGCCGCGCCGACACCTGGCAGCGTCATGACGACCTGGCCCAGGTTCAGCAGCGATTGGCCGAGCCCGGCGAAACTATCGAGTACCGGTTGCAAGGCCCCGACCAGGCCTTGCCAGAAGCCGAGGAAGAAGCCCTTGATCGGGTTCCAATATTTGTAGACCAGCACGCCAGCAGCAACCAGGGCAGCAATGGCCGCCAGCAGCCAGCCGATGGGCGTCGCCATGATGGCGGTACCGACCGCACTGATCGCGCCGCCGAGCATCGGCAGCACGCTGGCGGCAGCCAGGCGGGCGCTGCTAACGAAAGCGGGTAACGCACTGAGCAAACCACCCGCCGAGCGAGTTGCTACCAGGGACCGCCAGACTTTCCCAAGCCTGCCGATGTTGGTACCGGCGCCTGCTGCTGCGGTGCGCGTGCCGATCAACTGGGCCTTAACAATGCCCAAGCGAATGCCAAACATGCCCATGCCGTACCGCACCATGGCGAATGGGCCGAGAAGGCTCGCCATCGTCAATGCCAGGCCACCAAACACGAAGGCCAGGCCGGCCACAGCCGCTACGACCTTGACCAGGCCGCCGGCCAATCGTGGGTTCTCCCGAGCCCAGGCGCCGATGTTGTTGGCAACCTCCCCGAGGGTGCTGATGATTTGTTTCAGTTCGGGCGCAACAGCGGCGCCAAACTCGGCCAGGGCGTTAGTGAAGCTGCCCTCTGCGGCCTCCATGACGTTGGTGAGAGTGGCGAGTTGTTCGTTGACCCGTTTGCGCAGGTCGGCTTGGTTTTGCAGCTTCTGTTGCACTTCCCGATAACCCGCGATCCCCTTGTTCATCATGGTGTTCAAGGTGGTCATGGTTTCGGAGTCGTCCCCGAACAGCAGCTTGATTGTGGACGTGCGGTCCTCATCGTTCAGTGACTTTAGTTTTTCGACCTGGGCGAACAGGTTGTCCAGGCCTGCGAAGTTGCCTTTGTCGTCGGTGAACTTGAAGCGGATGTTTTTGCCTTCCAGCTCCATGATCTTGTTGACGTCCTTGACCCCGTCCTTGTCCAGGCCGGCCTGGAAGATCTTCCGGTAGGCGTTACCGGCCGCGCCGCCTTCCATGCCAGCCTGGTCCATCATGATCAGCAGCGGGGCCAGCTCGGCGGCCGCGTCGATGCCCGATTTTTTGATGGTGTCCATGACCGGCGCGATCTTGCTGAAGCCCTGGAGCATGTTGGTCGGGTCTACACCCGAGTAGAACCCCCGCTGGATGATGTCCATCAGCGCCATCATGTCTTTTTCGGATGTTCGGGTGGCGTCCTGCATCTTCGCGGCAAATTCAGCCGCGGCGGTTACCGGCATCTGCAACTGAACGCCCAAATATGCAGCCGCTTCGCCGGTGCCGCCGAGGATGCTCTTTGCGCTGAGGCCTTGGCGCCGCAGCATGGTCATCATTTCTTGAAAGTCGGCCGTGGTACCAGGTAGGCGGTCGCCCAGCTTGGTCGCCAGGTCGGTGATTTTCTGGAAGTCTTCAGACACTTTGCCGGTGTCGTCCATCATCGAAACCTTGAGTTGCGTGGCCGAGTCTTCGTTCGGCGCAAAGGCACCGATGGCATTAGCCACCGGCCGACTCGCGGCATATCCCACACCCAGGCCGGCGGCTCCGTTCATAGCCATGTTGCCGGCGAGGTTCTGGGTTTTCTCCAGCTTGGCGCGCTCGATGGCAAGACGCTTTTGCTGAGCATTCAACGCGACCAGGCGTTTGCCCTGTTCGCTGATGCTGGCGTTGGTGGCGCTGATTTGCTCGCGCAGCTGGCGTTCGTGACTGCTGAGGTTCTTGGTGCTGATGCCGGCGCCTTGAAGTTTGCTGCGCAGGGCCTGGAGCTGTTCGCTCTGTTGTTGATGTTGTTCCTTGAGTTTCTGCGCTTCGCGAACGGCTGCCCGAAAGTCCTTGGTCATCGCCTTGGTCGGCGCACCGGTGGCCGCGAACTGCTGGGAAAGCGCCCGTACTTTGTCGCGGGCGGCGACGAGGGCTTGCTCGGTTTGCTCGGCGGCAGCGCGCTGGGTGCGCCAGGCGCTGACATCCTTCTGTTGGGTGTTGAGTTCCTTGAGACGGTCGCGGGCTTCCTTGAGGGCGCGGGCGGCACCGATGCTGCCGTTGTTGATGGCCTTCAGGGGGCCGCTCGCCTTGTCGATGGCGTTGAGCAACACCTGAAGTTTTAAGTCATTCGCCATCGGTGGAACTCCGCACCCGGGCGCGCTCGCGCCACTCCATCAGTTCTTGCAGGCCCAGCTGGTCCATGTCAGCCGGTGCCCAATGGAAAACCACGGCCAAGTCGGCCATGGCGTCTTCTACGCAACGAGGGACGCGTCCGTCTTCACCGACTTCTGCAACAAAAAACCGGAGATCTTGCTGCCACAGGCGAGCAAGTCGGCCGGGTCCATGCTGGCGACTTCGGGCGCGGTGATGCCTGGTGCGCTGATGCGCGGCAGGATCTTGATGAGGGTGGCGACGTCCATATTCAGCAGGTCCACCAGTTGTACACCGCGCAGCTCGCCGGATTGCGGTTTGCGCAGGGTGATGCTATCGATGACGGTCTTGCCACGGGTGATCGGGGTGTCCAGGGTGACGGTGTTGTCGTCAACCGGCGGCAGGGCTTCGAGGGTGTCTTCAGGTTTCATGTGTGGCTCCAGATTGCAGGGTTAACCGCCCTGGGTTAGGGCGAGAAGGGTCAGATGCCGAGGGCTTTGCGCTGCTCTGCCAGCATGTCCACGCCATTGACGATTTCGATGAAATTGAGCAGGTCGATTTCGATGATTTCTTCGTTATCGACGATCAGTTTGTAGTAGGTGCAGGTGGTGGTGATGCTGTGTTCGGTGTCTTCCCCAGCCTGGCCGTCACCCATTTCGATGGTCTCGTGGCGGCCGCGCATCACGACTTCCACGGCGCTGATCTCGGCGGTGTCGTCTTGCTGGAACGAGCCGGTGAAGCGCAACGCGACGCCCGAGGCGTTGACGGCGCCGAACTGTTTGAGGGCGATCAGATCCAGGCCGCCGGTCTTCCATTCGAACTGAATGCCATCATCCGAGAAGCCGAGATCGGCCTTGACTGGGCCGTTCATGCCGCCGCCGCGATAGCCTTCCATCTTGCGGCCGAGCGGGGGCAGGGTGACGGTCTTGACCACGCCGAGGTAGCTATTGGCGTCGTTGAACAGGTTGAGGTTCTTGAGTTTGCGGGGCATGGCCATGGCGGGGTTCTCCGTTGCTCAGGCACAGGGTCAGCTCCCCTGCGGGGAGGCCCGGTTTAGCTGTTGATTTTGCTGGCGAAGTCGATCAGGTAGCGGTCGGTAATGCGCTGCCGAAGCGTGAGATCTTCCAGCGGTGGCACCGGCGTGTAGTCGTAGTCCAGGAACAGCTTGCCGGCCTTGAGCGTGTCCTTGTCGTTGGCGTCGTCCGGGTACCAGCACTTACCGCCGATCAGGTAGCCCGCCGCGATCATCTCGCGGAACTTCGCGTTGACCCCTTCGATGATGTCGCGCACCAGGGACGCATGCAGCGGCTTGTCCACAGCCCACATGTGCGCCTCGGCCATGGTGTCGGCGAGGATCTGCGCGGTGCGGGTGTAGTTCTCGAAGGCGAACAACGGGTCTTCACTGGTGGTGCGGCTGCCCCAGAAGCGGAAGCCGCCCTCATTGATGAGCGTGGTGACTTCGTTGCTGTTGAGGTAGTTGGCGTCCGTGGCCGGGTTTTGCAGATCCCAGAACACGTCGGCGCTGATGCCGGTGACGCCGTTGACCGCGACGTTGGACAGCGTCTTGTGCCAGCCCACGTCCTGATCGATCTTGGCGCGCAGACCCAAAGCCCGGGCCACGGCCGAGGCGGTGACAGTCGCGTTGGTAACGGTGCTCCAGTTCTGGAACTCCGGCCAGATGACCATGACTTCACGGGCGCCAAAGTTGTCACGATAGGCGACCACTTCTTCCTTGGTTTTGCAGCCCCAAGCGCTGACATAGGCGAAGGCACGCAGCTGCTGAGCGATGGTGACCAGGGCGGTGGCCACCGGCAGGTTGTCGAGGCCTGGCACACCGAGGATGCGCGGCACCATGCCGACGCGGGCCTTGGCGGCGAGCAGGGCTTTCATGCCGGTGTATTTGCCCTCAGCCGTGGTGGTGCCGATTAGGGCGCTGGTGGTTTCCGCCTCGGTGGCACCTTCCTTCACCCGCACGACGATGGTGTAGGGCTTGGTCTGGTCGGCGATGGCCTGAAGACTCTTCGCCAGGGTGCCCGTGGTGCCGGCTTTGCCGATGGCGGTTTGGACGTTGGTCAGCAGTACCGGTGTGTCGAATGGGAAAGCGGTGGCATCAGCGTCGTCGGCCGTGCAGACCATGCCGATAACAGCGGTGGGGATGGTGCGAATGGGGCGGGTGCCGTCGTTGAGTTCGATGACCTGCACGCCGTGGAGATAGTCGGCCATGGGTTTGCCTGCGCAGTGATTGGGATGACAGTGCACAGGCTGCCGCGCGCGCGCCGGTTGGGCGAGCGCGGCGGGTTGTAGGAGAGGGTGCTACAGGAAAAGGGGCATGGCCTATTGGTTCTGCTCAGCGATCCATGACGGCGCGACTGGTCGAAACTCAACGCTCGGAAAATCTCCCGTTTGGGGCCAATCCCGAAGCGCCTGGCGATAGGTGAGCAGTTCGGAAAATTGCTCTGATGTCAGGGTCGGTGGACGCCCCAAATCCTGTTCATCACGATGACGAGTGACTAGCCATTCAGTCCCTTGCAACTCGAAGTTGCGCCATACCCTCTCAGCATCAAAATGCTCAGGCATTGACCCTGCTTGCGGCGGGGTGAACGTACTGTCTTCTACCATCCATCCTAGCCCGACTTCCGAGGGGCAGGATTGCCAAATCAGATCAGGATGAAAGCGATCAGCAGGATCAATGTCGGTGATTTCTGCCACCGTCCCATTTTCAATTCTTGCCCAGAACATTTGATTCCCCTTAACACGTTATGAAGACGCAGCCATCGGCACCTGCCTGCGAGCGGGATCCGACGCGGCCGCCCCCACCCATTCCAGGTTGCGTAAGCGGAGTGGTGTCCACGGCTGCGAAAATGCTCTCGCCGCCACCGCCAGCACCGCCGTTGGCGCCAGTACCTGCCGAATTACGCACGGGTGGATTACCAGAACCCAGCATGCCGTTGAAGTCACCACCAGAGCCGTAACCGCCACCCGCTCCACCAGATATCAGCCCGCCTGCGCCACCAGTTGCCGAGCAGTGAGGGCCGAATGAAGATGTGCCGCCCGGATTTCCCATTGTGTTCGCCGCCGATACTGAGCCCCCTCCAGCACCAACGGTTACCGTTATCACGGAGCCTGGCGTGACAGGTACCAAGCGTGTACAGAACCCTCCGGCCCCTCCACCACCAGCTCCCGTTTCCAAGGATCCAAAGGCACCACTCCCGCCCCCGCCGCGCACCTCGACAAACACCTTCCACACGTTCGCAGGCACCGTCCACTGGTAGACCCCGGCAGTTTTGAACAATATTTTTGCGCGATAAGGTAGGTGGACGGTTTGAGCTATTTCGTTCCATACCGGCGGCTCCCCGGCGGTTACCTTGTGGCCGATGTAGGCACGCGTCGGACCATTAGCCGTGAAGTTGATGATCGCCAGAAAAGTCTTATAGGCTGGGTTTACGTATCCCCCACCTACAAGCACCGTCATGGACGTGGCGGAAGCCTCGCTAGTTTCCGGCGGCCCGCCAATAGACGCACCCGCATTTCCCAGCGTGAACGCACGGTAAAGGCCCGGCTTTATGTCTGCTGAAAAATCGGTGATCAGCGGGATCTTCGCGGCATCGGCACCAAGGCCGAAAGTATCCAGAACAGCCCGAACCCGCTCCACCGATGTGAACTGTTCCCAGGACGACCAAGCTCCAGCAGAGTTTCGCGTCCGCATGCAGGTAATCGGGACGGCGTTACTCACCAGCGAATCCCACCATTGTGTCGCCATGTTGGAGCTACCACGCTCCATATGGAAAACCGTACCGTTAGGGATCGCCGACGAGGTCCCAGGCGTTAGAGGTTTAGTCCCCGTCGTGCTGGCGGTGACCATGTAAATGCCGTTAAGAGCAAGGGTGTCGATGTTCCCTGTGTAGTTGGATGCGGTAGAACCAAGGCCAAACTGAGCCATGATGGCGCGTACCGCTGCCGAAGTAGCGATCTGGGTGCTGTTATCGGTCCCTGCCACCGTCGGCGCCGTAGGCGTGCCAATCAGGGCGGGAGAATTGAGCGGTGCAAATCCTTGCGTCACGTTCTGAAATGCCAGCGCAGTGGTGCCCACGTTGATCGAGCCGTCTGTGACCAGCTGCCAGCGGGTGTCGGCCAGCGTGACGCCTTGCTCGACTGACAAAATCATCGCTGACGTCACTTCGGCATTACTGTCAGCATCCGGAGCACGCTGCCATGCCGCGCTGCCAGCGACGTAGATCCCATTGTCCTTGGCGGCCGTCTGGTTCTTCACCAATACCCGGTCCCCTGCAAGCAACGTTACGCCATCAACGATCTGCAACCCGGTCAATGCGATGTTCGCCGTGGTGGCTACGCGCACCGATTGCTTATTGTCGAGCTTGTACAGTTCCTCAAGAATCTTTGAATCAACGTACTGACGTGTCGCCAAAACAACTGAGGGATCGATCTTCAGTTCGACATTCGCCGTGTTGCTGACGATCAGGTTCATCCGCACAACTTGTGTGCGGCCTGAGCCCTGGGTCAATAACGGCTTGAAGCTTGGTGCGCAGTTAGCCACAGCCACCAGGTCACCAGCGGCGTCGTACAGCCCCACCTCACGAATCCACCAGCCGCCGACGTTCTCGGGGATGACCTGTTCGGCAATGATGATGTTTGGGTTGGCTGGGTCAACCTTGAGCTGATTCAGCGGGGCTCGTCGGCGCTCGTTGATCAACTGTGTCTGCTGCTCGTTGGGCATAGGCTCCGTGCCGTTGGCATCGCCCACGCCCATCTGCGCGAATGTCCAGGGAATGCCCAGGGCGTCCGCGTTGGCCTGCTTGGCTTTGCCGATGGCAGTGAGGATGGCGAAAAACTGGCTGTTCTGGTCTGTCATGGGTAGATGTCCATGGTGTCGATCTGGTGTTCACGGCCGCCCTGGTGGATGTAGCCCGTGACCTCGATGTCTCGCTGTGTGGGTGGGTAGATATCAATCTCGTCGCCCTCAGTGATGCAGGCGCCGATATGAACTGAACCGGTGGTTTCCAGGCTGATGGCGAGCCCGGTGAGGTGGCGTGTCAGGGGCCTGGCGTCGTCGATCAACCAGGTGAGTTCCTGGTACATCTCTTCGGTGATACCGGTGTCGAGCACGCCGACCTTGAGCTTGAAGGTGGCGCGAGGGCCGACCGGAACGGTCTGCCACCATTCGATGATTTCAATCAGGTAGCCGAGGGGTTCAACGACACGGCGTAGAGAGCCGATAGTGCCCTTGCGCGAATGGATGTAGTACGCGCTGCGGATGGCGGCGCGCTTGGCCGCTTCGGTCCACTTGCTGTCCCAGCGATCCACGGAGAAAGCCCAGGCCAGGTAGGGCAAAAGGGGCAGTGGGCAAAGGTCGGGGTTGTACAGCGTGCGCAACGGAATCGGTACACGCTGGATCTGGGCCAGCGCCTGCGCCGCTTGGCGCTCCAACGGCGTCGAATTGCTTGGGAGAAGGGGCGCGTCAGTCATTATTCAACCCCCAGCGCCAAATCAACGGCCGTGCAGTAGGGAGCCTGGTACTTCGTGGCAACGATGTCCGCCCAGTTCTCCAGCACGACCTTGCGCACGCCCTCAACGTGCAGCGAGGCGTGGATAATCGATTCCGAAACCTCCAAGCCCAGGCGGCGCCGTTGGTGCACGAAAGCCAGCAACTGCGCATTGGCCGCCGCGAGAATCAACTCGCTCTCAGGGCCGGACGTCGAGAGAAACAGCTTGGCCTTGACCTGGTAGTTGATGACCTGGGCGCTTTGCACAGTGAGCCGATCCGCGACAGGGCGGCGGTCGTCGTCGCTGAGGTAGGCATTGACCTTTGCCAGCAGCGTGGGCGAGGCGGTGCCGTCACCCAGGATCGATTGCACTGTCACCACGGCCTCGGCCGGGGCGGGACTCTCGGCAGTGGCGTCGGCAACCTGGCCGTCAGCAGAGCGCGCATGAAAGATGTAGCTGTTACGCGGGCCGGCAGTGCTAAGACCTTCCCACGCCATTTGAGCCCGCTCCCGCAGGCTGTCGTCGCTTTCCATCAGCAACGGGACCGGCGGCACGGCCGAGGGCTTGGCGGCTTGGATGATCAGGCGCTTGACGTTGAAGTTGCCGGCCAGGTTCTCCAGGTCGCTGCCCTTGGCGAGGGCCAGCATGTTGGCGACGGACGCCTCATTGACGCGCTGGCGCCACACCGTCTCGCGGTAGGCGTTCTCCTGGAGCAGTTTGGTCAGTGGCTCAGATTCCAGCTCAAGCCGCGCAGCGATTTCGGCCTGTTCTTCGACGGGCCAGAGGCTGATGGCGTAAGCCTTGCGCTCGGCGAGGATCTGCTCGTAATCGACCTGCTCAACGACCTCGGGCGCAGGGAGCTGGCCCAGGTCAATCGCGACGAATGAGTTCATGCGCTGCCTCCCAGGTTCAGAGGCACGCTCAGGCTCAGCGGCTCGTTGCTATCGACGATGCTGCCCTCAATATCCAACGAGGATTGACCTTGCAGCGTGGCGCCCTGGAACTGCACGCGGCTCAAGCTGATACGCGGCTCCCAGCGCATCAGCGCCATGACGGTGGCCGCGTACACCTGCAAGCGGGTGATGTCGTTGAACGGGTGGTCTACCAGCTCGGGTAACAGGCTGCCGTATTCGCGCCGCATGACTCGGGTACCAATGCGCGTGCTGAGGATGTCGCTCATGGATTGGGCGATGCTCTCCACGGTGGTGATGGCGGCGCCGGTGTGTCGATTCATTCCGGTTTCCCCGTCTTGCCGCTGCCAGGCGTGACGCCGCCGTGCGGGTGCTTCACCAGGCTGATGCCGGCTGCTACCACGTCTACCGAGACGGTGACCTTACCGGTGACGTTCTGGTCGCCGGTCTGGGTGTAATTGCCCTTGTGCGTGATGTTGCCGACGATGTTGATGCCGCCGGTGCTGATCAGGTTGGTGGTGCCGCCGTCTGTGAGCGTGGCGTTGAGGTGGTGGGCGACGCTGTCGTACTCAATCACCGTGCCGTCGCGGTAGGTGATGCGGTGTAGGCCTTCGCGGTCGCCATTGGCTGGGATCTGGTCGCTGAAAAGGCCGGTCAAGGCGACGCCGTTGCCGAGCTGGCCCGAGGGGCTGAACAGCAGAACCTGTTCATTGACCGTCGGCGGATTCCACTCTCGGTCGGCGCCGGCCCGCAGGGTAATCCACGGCAGCCAGGCAGTGGTCAGGGTTCCGGTTTTGATCTGCACACGCGGGGGCTGCATCTGGACGGCAGCGATGGTGCCGAAGCGGATGAGGTTTTCGATCAGGCGGGCGAGGGTGGCTAAGTCATTCATGGCGCCGATGGTGGCGCCACGCGCGCCAGTCAGCATCTGCGCCGTCTTGTAGATAGACTAGCTACAGATCTGAGCCTCTTCCGAGTTAACTCATTAGCTATATGTCTTCCGAATTATCCATGTCATCAAGTAATCCATCTTTTATCTGCGTATCTATGTACTTTATGCATGTATCAACGAGCAGGATTAGCTTTTCCACGTCTGCCATGTCTATGTTAAGAGTTTTGTCTAATACGTTCTTTCCGTTTCGGTGAATGATGTCGTGGCGATTGAGAACAGCCGGTTTTAGCTCTGCTAGTTCGTTTTTTGGGAATGAGGTTGAAAGTACAGATTTATATAAGTCTGGAATGGTGTTTAGGTTGTGAAAACTGATTTTATCAATTTCCATCAGTATGGATTCGTTGATATTGTCGAGCTGTTCGAAAATATTGGATATCGTAAACTTTTTTTCTTGGAATGCTTTGTGGTTGCGAATAAATTTTCTTTTTATAGCATCTCTGTTGATGACTTGTTTTTTTAGAGTGTCTGACAAATACGTTTCCATCGCCGTTATAACGGCAGCATAGAGCAGCCTAGCCAATATAGGGTTGTCAGGAGCTAAGGCGGAGATTGTCCTGATATCTTCTAGAGCAAGGCAGAAAATTCCATAAAACTTTGTGCTGCCATGGTTGAACTCGACCAAGTCATCAAAGGCCTGTGTCCACCCTCCGAGCACAAGGTCCGTTATGTCTTGAATGCAATCGGCAGATTCGTTGGTTATCTCTAAAAGAGCTACCGCATAGCCCTCTTCACTCATGCATGGAAAGTGATAATTTCCCCAAGAAGGATAATTTGAGAAAAATGTTTCGGTGCTTAGCATGAAGTTCATAAGAGTTGGGTTGCTAGCGCACGTGACTTCGTTTGGCTCAGTACGTTCTTTGGTAAGCTTTATTTCCTTCAAGCATGCAAGCCAGTCATCCACCGTCGAGCTTCGTACCGTATCTATGTAGTCAATAACACGCTCTGGGCACAGCTCCATCATTTCTTCTAGGTCTGACATTAATTGTTTGTGTCGCTCCTTGAAATCTTGCTCTAGGCTCTGTCTGTTATAGCCTGCAAGGTCTAAACGCCTGCGTAATGTCTTGGCCGATATTTTATAAATGTATTGTTCGACTAGCGTGCCGGCCGGTACATGGTCCTCGTCGTAATAATTGCTTGCGTCGACAAGCTCGATGAGGCGCTCACTTTTTTTAAAATACCACTCGTGGAAGTAATTTTGGGTTTCTAATATGACCATGCCATCGAGAGTTACGCTTGCCCAGCTTGACATTTAGAAACTCCAGTTTGAGTGTGTTGACGTAGGTCCAGAGAGATAACGGGCTTTTCACCTTTTTTGGTAAGTCTAGCAAGCTATTTTCTAGCGAAGTAAAGTAATAACTCATCGCGTACGATGTCGAGGTCTGCATCTGTCAGTCCAAGTACTTCCCGCTGCTCATACCTCACGTCGGGTGCTCCCCGCTCCGCGCGATCTTTCAACCCATACTGGTGTACCCGAGCGATTCTTGCGATCCGACCGGCGAACCCTATGCCAATAGCGTTCCCATCGGCTTGCACCTTAATAAATTTGGAGGTACGCAGCTTCTGAAACATCTGCACCTTTCGCTTCACCCGTCCTTGCTTCCCGCGTAGGTTGCGCTGCTTTCGCGGCGCGTACTTGCTCCCGTCCGGGTTGCGCTGGGTGATGATTCGCTGTTGCTGGCTGCGCCGCAGGGCCTGGCCGATGCTCCGGGCCAGTTTGTTGCGCGATGCCGGTTCCAGTTGCCCTAGCAGACCGGCCGCCCAGTCCTCCAGCGCTTCCAATCGATTGGTCACTTCGGCACGACCCATTCACTGCCGGTGCCTTGGGCACCAGGTATCCACGCCGGGTCAAGGAATGCGGCCACCTGCTTAGGTTCGCCAGGATGGTGGATGGTGGTACTGCCGTCGGCGTCTTTCCCCACAACCACACGCTCGGTCAGCGGCAGTGTCAGGCTCAGGTCCACCTTGCTGTTGTCCAGGATGTCGGCCTCGAACTGGATGCCGTCGGCGGACTTGTTCAGGTTCTCCAGCAGCTCGGACTGGTTCACGCTCAGCCAACCCAGCAACGGCAACATGACGCTGTCGGGGTGACCGGCGTAGTCGGTGAGGATGACCTGTAAATCAAAGCTGTATTCGAACGACAACGAGGCAGCCGCGGTGCAGCGGATTTTGCCGTTGTCGATGAAGATCAGCAGCCGGTCGGGGTTGTGCTTGAGTTCGGCCACTGTGCTCAGCAGATGGGCGCGCAGGCTTTCGGGTTTGTTCATGGGGCCGCCTGTTGATGGTTGAACACCATGTCTACCTGGCCGGCGCATTCAGCCCATGCGGCTTCGACGCGGTCCTGGTCGGTGAGCTGATCGCCGTTATTGAGTGGGCTTGTCGCCGGCAGGGTGCAGGGCACCACGGCCGGACAACCACTGACGATAAGCGTCGGCGCCGGTGAGGGCGGGGCGCTCGCGCAGCCGGCGAGCAAGCTCAGGCAAAGGCTGGTCAGCCCAGTTGCGAAGGTCTTCGTTTTCACGTTTCAGCGCCTCAATGGTTTGCTCGCGCTTTGCCAGGCCCTGGCGTAGCTGATCCTGCTGGGTCCGCAGGGCGGCTTGGGCAACGCGTTCAGCGTTCAGGGTGGTTTGCAGCGTGCCGACCGTGGTGCGCAGCCTGTCAGCTTCAGCGCGTGCGGTTTTGGTGTCCTTCTCCGCCAGCTCGGTGTTCTTCTCGGCTACGGTGAGGCGCTGTTCCTGGCCCCAGATCAGCAGAGCCAGGGCGCCCAGCAGGGCGATGCCGTACAGCGCCTGGCGCAGGGTGCTCATGCGCGATACCAGCCCAGTTTGTTCATGCCGCCGACGTCCAACAGCTCCACCGGACCTCGCACGATGACTACCCGACAACCGGGTGTCATGTAGGCCAGGGCTTCGCACAGCTGCTCCATATCGGCTTGCTCAGTATTTTCCGGCACCACCAACAGGTTGCCGTCTTCGACATCCAGTTTGCGCACCGCCTCCAGATCGATCATGCCGCCACCGCCTGGCCGCAACCGCACTCAGCGTGCCGTTCATAGGCCCGCTGGAGCTTGATGTCGTACAGGTTCCGCTGGTAGTCCGGGCCGTTGTAGAGCTTGGCGAATTCGGCCCATTTACGGCCTTTCAACGCCTTGTGCAGCACCGGGTCGGTCTGGATGAAACGCACGAAGGCGGCGAACTGTTGAGACTCGCCTGCGCTCATGTCCTCGACCAGCGCTTGCACGCTGGCATAGCCCAGACGCTGCCAGTGAAAGCCCATGATCTGGAACGCGCCCCAGGAGGCGGATTCCAGCGCGGCGGTGTCGTCGATCAGGCGCGCATGGCCCAGGCGTTGATGCTCAGCAGTGCCGCCGGCATAGCCCCCGGACTTCGGATTGACGATGGCCGGATTGGCGGCGGCCAGCTGGTCGGCGTGGCGCTTGAGTTCGTCGGGGTTGTCACGTTCGTGGCGCGGCGTGGCGAGCTGGCGGTACATGATGTGCCGCTCGAACAGAATCACCGGCTTGCCATTCGCCAAGAAGCCCTTGCCCTTCGATTCAACCTCGTTGACGGCATAGACGCTTGCCAGCGGTACGTCGAGGACCAGCGCGGCCTGCACCAGGTCTTCGCTTTTCAACAGGAGCTGACAGTCACCGCCGGCCAGGCTGGTCTGGGTCTTTTCGCCGGCAACGCCATCGGCGACCAAGCCGACTTTCAACTGATACGCCCGTACGGCGGCCTCGGTGGAATCGCCATAGTCGCCATCCACCACCAGCGTGGCGCCGTGGTCGTTCAGGTTTTTTTGCAGGATGCGCACCGCCTGGGAGCGGTCGCCGTGACGCAACGTGATGGTCATGCGCTGGGCCTCAACAGGGCGGCGACGTTGCCGCGAGAACGAAAAATCAGGGTGCACAGCAGCACCGTAGCGACGGCGTGCCAAAGGCTTACCGGCGGCCGGTACAGAATGATTTCCAGGCCACACAGGCACAGGGAGGCGCCGAACAGGCTGGCGAGCAGCGAGATACCCCGGCGAAACCGTGCGGCGCCTCGGCTGTAGCAAGCCAGGCGCAGGGCGCTGAGCAGGTAGGCCAGGGCAGTGGTCAGGGGGATGATCAGTTCGATGGTGAGCATGCTCAGCTACCTCCTCTGATACGTCTCACGATTTCCCAGAGGTCGGCCTTTTCCACCCACACCATGGCTTTGATGCTGATCGGGATGATGACCAGGGCGCAGCCGAATGCCGCGCCGCCGCTGGTAAGAAAGGGCATCAGCTGCAACGCCATCGGCGCAAACAAGTAGCCGACGCCGGCAGACAGAAACAGCGAGCCCAGCCGCTGCCAGACCTTAAGGTCATGCTTGGTGCTGGTCACCAGCCAGGCACCGAGCAGGGCGCCAAACAGGGCTTCACCGTCGATGATTGGCATGGCGGTCGCCAGGCCGAGGCCCATGACAACGCCAGTCACGGCGCTGGAAGTCGGATCAGCCATGGCGCAGGGTTCCTTGGTTGGAAGTGGTCAGTCCCATAGGTTCACCATCTGCCGCTGTGGCGCGGCCGTCTGGGCTTCGGGCATTTGCACGGCCAGGCCTTGGGGCAGGATTGGCCCGTAGTCCGCCAGGCCGGGGTTGGCTTCGAGTACCGCTTCGGTCACGCCGGCGGTGCGGCCGTAGTGACGCCAGCACAGGGCGTCAACGGTGTCGTTTTGAAAGGCGCGGACAGTGACGGGCATCAGATCAACTCCACGGTAGTGCGGTTGATGCCGAGGAAGTCACGCACCGCCCAGCGCAAGTCGCGGCGGTAGTCGTCGATATTTGGCGTGAGGTCTTCGGCGTTCTGGCTGCCGCTGTTGGTGCTGTCGTAGGAGCGGTAGCGCTCACAAACTTCGGCGCCGGTGGCGGCTTCGATGGCGCGGCGGTAGAGGTGCACCAGGACAGATACGTCGTTGATTTTTTCGCCGGGAACGTCTGCCAGTTCGGCATGGCCTGCGGCCTGCTGGATGGCGCGCCATCCGCTCAGCTCACGGTTGACGCTGATGGCGGCGGCAACGGCGGCGGTTTCCAAACGTGGCACGGTGACGCTGGCATCGATCCGCAGGGTGGCTCGCAGCTCGTCGAGATCAATCGAGGGCCAGAAGACGTCGGTGTTGATATGGCCGCTGGCGACGGGGCCGCTGGCTACGAATCCGCTCATGGAACAGCACTCAGAAATAGGTCGCCGGTGGTCGGGGCTTCACGTTCAGGAGGAGCGGCCTGGCCGATCCGCCCCGAGCCGGCGGGGTGCGTGGGGACGCTCGGTTAGCCGGCAGGGCCGGCAAGTTTGTTGAGCAGGCGTTCGGCCCGCTCCAGATCTTTCTTGCCACCGCAGGCGTCATGCAGGGCGATGGCTTTTTTCAGTAGATCCACACCGGCCTGAAGCTGGCCGGGTTGTCCTGGGGCCTCTTCGGTGATGCCTTCCAGCGTGGCGCGGCCCATGGCGAGAAACAGCTTGGCGCGGGCCTGGTCGGGCATGTCTTCGGCGTCGGTGAGTTCGGCGGTGCGGTGCAGGATTGCCAGGTCGAACGGTTCGCCAACCTTCTGAGCCTTGAATGCTGCCGTGGCGACTTCCTCGGCGACCAGGCAGCCCAAGGTGCGGGCGAAACGGTCGGGCATGACCATCTTGTGTTCCAGCACGTAGGTCGCGATGTCGAGCCCACCGGTGAAGTCGCCGGCGTCGAAGCGCCAGACCATGACGGTGGTCAGTACCTCGTCCTGCGCTCCCTGGCCGCCTTCCAGCACACCTTGCACGTAGGATTCATAACTCGGCAGCAACTGGCGCTTGAGTTCGGCCTTGCCCTGGTTGGACTGGACCTGTTTCAGGCGCAGGCGGTCTTGCAACAGTTGGTTGAGCTGGTGTTCGTAGGCTGTAGCGCCGGCCATGGTTTGGGTGGGCTCGGTCGCTGCCGCCTCAATGGCGGCAGTGACACGTTCAAAGTGGCGGCGGCAGGGGTTAGTCATGATGGCCGCCTCAGTTCAGGGTGATGTTTTCGGCCATGGCCGCGCAGCCCAGGTCTTCGATGACGTAGCTTTCGTTCACCGATTCGTAGTTCTCGATGCGGTCGCGCTTCGCGTTGTCCACAACGGTGCGGCGGCGAGTACCTTCCTGCCAGTACAGCGACAGGTTATCCAGGCGGGTCACCAGCAGGCCGTTGGCCGGGAAGTGCGGCACGCGAACCGCCGGCAGGTTGCCGAGCCGTTTTTGACTGGTGACGATGTCGGCCGCCAGCATTTCGGTCGGCGCCTGGACCTTGTTGATGATCGGGAAGTACTTGTCGGCCAGCAGTTGGCGACCGCAAATGACCACCAGTTCGGTGTCCTCCTGATACCAAGGCTCGATGAACTCGTTGACCATGCTGACGACCAGGGCGTCGATGTTTTCGAAGTCCTTGCCGGCGCCGATTTCGATTTTGCCGCTGCCGGCCACCACCTCATCCAGAACCCGGGCAGGGTTCTCCAGGCGCATCTTCTGAAGCCAGCCGATGTTGACGTCCTGCAACAGCGGGTTGGTGACCGGGTTGGATGTCGCGGCGCGGCTGACGCCGTTCCAGCCAATCATGATCCGGTTGAGGGCCTGGGCTTTGATGATGGCGTCGCGGATGCGTGCTTGGAAGTCCTTAAACTTGGCCCACTGGTCCAGCTTCTGATAGCGCAGACCGGTATCGAAGTTGGTTTGGGTGCAGGTGTACCCACGGTCGTCCAGGCCGCTCGGGTCACGGGGCTCGCGATCTTTGACGGTGGTGTCGGTGGTGCTGGCAATGGTGCCATCGATGCCGATGCCGATCTTTTCACCCGATTGTTCCTGGACGCCATAGACGTTGATGGCGCTGAGGAAGGTGCTGGATTCCTGAATGCGGGTTTCCAACGTCTGGGCGACGCTTGGGTTCGCGGTGAATTTAGTGGTGACGTCAGTCACACCATGCAGTTGCGCCAGTTGTTGCAGGTAGGCGTTGAACAGTACTCGGGTGTCGTTACGCATGTTGATCGTCCTTCATGATTCGGGCTGTGGTTGGGCTGACTGTCAGCAGTCGGTCACGACCAGGTCATTGCCGCCGGTTACAGGCGGGCGCGTTTTCTGGCTGTGGTCCTGGGTGGTAGAGAGCTTGTTTTTCAGCTCCGTGAGTTCCGTGCTGACTTGGTCGAGCTGGGTTTTCAGCCCCGCCGAGAATTTCTTTTCGGCGGCCAGTTGGTCGGGTAGATCCTTGACGTGTTCGGCGATGGCTTCGACGGCTTCGCCGATCTGGGCGAACTCGGTATCGTCCTTGGCCTGCTTGCCGGTCAGCAGCGCTTGCACCTTGTTGAACAACTGGGCGCCGATGCTGGGCTTCTCTTCGATTTCCTCGAACTTCAACTCGGTTTCCACCGCCTCGGTAAACATCGACGTTGCCGAGTAGTGGCGATCCTTGAAGGGGCTGGCGTCCGGTTTCTGGGCTGAGAACGCCAGGACGTCGGTGCCCAGGCTGGCGGGCGAGTCAGTGACCGCCAGGCCGACGATGTAGGCTTCGCCGGTGTCGGCAAAGCTGTCGTCGATTTCGATGGAGGTGTAAATCTTCTGTTTCGCCTTGTTCATGGCGATCAGCTCAGGGGTGGGCTCAACCTGGGCGAACAGGGCCAGTTTTTTCTGGCCGTTGATGTCCACCTCTTCGGTTTTCACTGCCAGGACATCGCCGTAGGCCTTGAACGGGCTATCGGGCAACAGGCTGCGGAAATGCTCCAGCCAAATACGGGCGCCGTAGGTGGACGGGTTGAAGTTCTTGGCGGCCTGTTCCAGCCAGCTGCGTTTGATGGTGCGCTTGTCCGAAGTAGCGCCCTCGACGGCGACGCGGAACCAGTTGCTGCGAAACTTCTTCATGCCGGGAATCCTCAGTGCGTGGGGCGCCTGCTGGGTTGAGCAGTGCGTTGCAATGAGGGGCATGGTCGTCACGGGCGCGAGCGGCGGCAACGAGGCGGGACTGTAGGCGGGGAGGGTACAAGGGGCAGCGCTATTGAGTCGTCGCCATGGGCGGCAGCATCTCGGCCATGACGACGACCTGCCTGCTGCCTATCGATCCACGACGCCAATCCAAGTTCCTGTACTGGATGGGTTGGCGCATCTGCGAGATTGCCGAGGCTACGGGCGAAAAGGAAAAAACGCTACACAGCTGGAAGGCCCGCGACGGGTGGGACCGGGCCGACAATGTTGAACGCATCGGTGGCGCCCTGGAAGCGCGCTTGGTGCAGTTGATCCTCAAGGACAACAAGACCGGCGGCGATTTCAAAGAGATCGATCTGCTGCATCGCCAGCTTGAGCGCCAGGCCCGCATTCAGCGCTTCCAGGACGGTGGTACCGAAACCGACCTCAACCCGAACCTCGCCAAGCGCAACGAGGGGCCGAAGAAAAAGTCACCGAAGAACGACATCAGCGAAGACCAGATCGAGCTGCTGCGCGAGGCGTTCATCGACGGCTGTTTCGACTACCAGAAAGACTGGTACCGGGCCGGTAACCAACGCACCCGCGTCATCCTCAAGAGTCGGCAGATCGGCGCCACGTACTACTTCGCCCGTGAGGCGTTTATCGACGCCCTGGACACCGGTCGCAACCAGATTTTCCTGTCGGCTTCGAAGAACCAGGCCTACCTGTTCCGTGGCTACATCCAGGCCTTCGCCCGGGAAGTCATCGGCGTCGAGCTGACCGGTGACCCGATTGTGCTGCCCAACGGCGCCGAGCTGTTTTTCCTCGGGACCAACGCCCGCACCGCCCAGGGCTATCACGGCAATTTCTACTTCGACGAATTCTTCTGGACGTTCAAGTTCGAGGAGTTGAACAAGGTCGCCTCGGGCATGGCGATGCACAAGAAGTGGCGCAAAACCTATTTCTCCACGCCGTCGAGCATGGCCCACGAGGCCTACACCTTCTGGACCGGCGAACGCTTCAACAAGGGCAAACCCGCCGCGCAGCACACCAAGGTGGATGTGTCCCACGGCGCACTCCAACAGGGTCGGTTCTGCGAGGACCGGCTATGGCGCCAGATCGTTACGATCCTCGACGCCGAGCGGGGCGGGTGCGATCTGTTCGACATCGAAGAGTTGCGCCGGGAGTACAGCCCCGAGGCCTTCGCCAACCTGCTGATGTGCGAGTTTGTCGATGACGGCGCGAGCATCTTCCCGCTGTCGGTGTTGCAGTCCTGCATGGTCGATAGCTGGGTGGAGTGGGCCGAGGACTACAAACCTTTCGCCATGCGCCCGTTCGGCGACCGTCAGGTATGGGTCGGCTATGACCCGGCCGAGACGGGCGATTGTTCCGGCCTGGTGGTGGTTGCGCCGCCCCTGGTGCCCGGCGGCAAATTTCGCGTGCTCGAGCGCCACCAGTTTCGTGGCATGGACTTCGCCGCCCAGGCCGCCGCCATCAAGGGGGTGTGCGACCGCTACTGGGTCACCTACATCGGTATCGATGTCACCGGCCTGGGCAGCGGCGTGGCCCAATTGGTGCGCCAGTTCTTCCCGGCCGTGACCACCTTCAGCTACTCGCCCGAGGTGAAAACCCGCCTGGTGCTGAAGGCCTACGACGTGATCCACAAGGGCCGGCTGGAGTTCGACGCCGGCTGGACCGACATGGCCCAGTCGCTCATGGCTATTCGCAAAACCATCACCGCAGGCGGTCGCCAGTTCACCTACACCGCCGGCCGCAACGACAACACCGGCCATGCCGACCTGGCCTGGGCGCTCTTCCACGCATTGCAAAACGAACCGCTCGAAGGGCAGACCGCTGCCAATACCGGGCGAATGGAGATTTTCACATGACCGAACAACTCGCCAGCCAAGAGCTACTGCCGGCCACCCTCGACGCCGCCAGTGCGGGCACCCAGGTGTTCAGCTTCGGGGAGCCGACACCGGTGTTGGGTGGTCGGGAGGTGTTCGACTACCTGGAGTGCTGGTTCAACGGGCGGTGGTATGAGCCGCCGTTGTCGCTTAACGGCCTGGCCCGGTCGGTGGGGGCTAGCGTGCATTTGCATTCGGGGTTGATGTTCAAGCGTAACCTGTTGAGCAAGACCTTTATCCCGCACCCAATGCTGTCCCGAGCGGCTTTTGAGCAGTTCGCCCTGGACTTTCTGTGCTTGGGCAATGGGTATCTGGAAAAGCGCCGTTCGGTGCTGGGCAGCACCAGGCAACTGGTGCCGTCGTTGGCGAAGTACATGCGGGTGGGGCCGGAGGGGCAGTTCTACCAGGTGCAGGGGTGGAAGAACGAGCACGCGTTTGAGCCGGGGAGCATATTCCATTTGCGCGAGGCGGATCTGCACCAGGAAATTTATGGGCTGCCGGAGTGGATCAGTGCCTTGCAGTCAGCACTTCTCAACGAGTCGGCGACGCTGTTCCGGCGCAAGTATTACGAGAACGGCAGTCATGCCGGTTTCATCCTGTACATGACCGACGCGGCCCAGACCGAGGCGGACATCGATGCATTGCGCAAGGCATTGAAGGATTCGAAGGGGCCGGGGAATTTTCGAAACCTGTTTGTCTACTCGCCCACGGGCAAGAAGGATGGGATTCAACTAATCCCTGTCAGCGAGGTAGCGGCCAAAGACGAATTCAACTCGATCAAGAATCAGACCCGTGATGACGTGCTGGCGAGCCTGCGCATTCCGCCACAGTTGATGGGCATCGTGCCGCAGAACGCGGGTGGGTTCGGGTCGATCAGAGAGGCGACGCAGATCTATGCAGCCAACGAGCTGGAGCCCATCCAGACGCGAATGGTGCAGTTGAATGATTGGTTAGGTGAAGAGGTGATGCGGTTCAAACCTTATGAGCTGGCCCCAGCCATCTAAGCAGGGGCTCAGCTGGTTCAATGTCAATCGTCGAATACAACATCGCGATTATTTATTAAACCGTGGTTTGATATTGTTAGGCTGAATCGTTTGAAGAGAGTAAAAAACTCAACAACAGTCATCGCTAATTTAATTTTACGAACCTTAAGTGGTTCGCCCGAGTCAACGGCCTCTTGAACGTTCTCATAACCTTCGTATTGGGTTACTAGAAGGGTTACGTCTACGTCAGTAACTTGAGGCTTGCCCATCAGTTCTGTTGCATACGCTTCAATACCCACCAAGAACTCGCCTTCATTAATCAAACCCCGAGTTCGGGCGTATTCGCCTATGTCGTTTTGATCGTGTCGATCAGCAGCTACGGTACCTTTGAAGTCGCCATATTGAACGCTGGCGTGAAAATTTTCCTGCCCCATGTGCTTCCCCTCATCCTTTATCGTTGATCGCTGGGTGCTTTGTTTCGAGAAGCTGCCTGTTTGTTAGATAGGCATAATGCCAGCTGGAGCCTAGCCCATTAATTCAGGACATGAATAACTTTTACCCTTCTGTCGTTCTCAAAGTAGGTGTTATTAATTCTTCGCCCTGGTTTTTTACGTTTCCCACTGCCTTGCCCACGGGAAACCACTCAAAATCCTCTACAGGGCGGCAGTGCTCCCGTGCAATTTCCTCTGCTCGCGCTGGATCCAAATCAGGAGTCAACCACTCGCGGGCGAGGTCCGGTGAAAGCACCAGGGGCTTTCGATCATGGATATCCACCATACCTTGGTCACTGGCTGCGGTGATGATGACAAAACCATCGCTTTCTTGGCCCTCAAGCCCAGGTTGAGCCTGTGCAAGGGCGCCGAAGAACATAGGCTTCTGGGTTTTCAGGCGAATGAAATAGGGCTGTTTTTTCTTCGGGTCATTGGGATCTTTGACCCACTCATACCAGCCCTCGCTTGGAACCAGAGCACGTCCGTTCGGCCAAAGCTGTTTGAAAAACTTCCCCGTTGTGACGGTTTCAACCCTCGCATTGATGGGATCGGGGCGTTTTCCCTTTGCCCAAAATGGCGACCAGCCCCACCTGACTGGAGTGATGTGAAGGCCGGCATCGCTGGTGTGCAGGATCTGTACGCGAGTGGTCGGGGCGATGTTGTACCGGTTGATCGGTATCGCATCGAAACCACTGAGTAGCGGGAGCTGTGGCCCTATCTCCTCCATAAACACCGCCATCCCCTCGTACTGCACGAATCTCCCGCACATGGGTTGTCCCGCCTGTCAGATTTTTCCTATACAAAATTGACCGCCAACCTTGTACAAAGTTAACTGTATGTTCGTACAGTATTTTGGAACGTGCGTCATGAGCTTTTCAATTCTAGGCCCTATTGCCGAGGGTGGCCTGAAGCTGCCCTTGTGTTCGTTTCGAGTGCCCGCTGGGTTTCCATCTCCGGCGGCGGACCACATCGAAGCGCACATCTCATTGGATGAGGTTCTGAACATTCGCGCCCCGCATGTCTACCTGGTCTCAATCGCTGGGGAGAGCATGCAAGGCGCTGGTATTTTTGAAGGCGATCTCGCGGTGGTGGACCGCGCTTTGGAGCCGGCGCACGGTCACATCGTCGTAGCGCTGCTGAACAACGAGCCCGTATGCAAGCGGCTTTGCATTCGCGGTAGGGAGGTGATTCTCCTTTCGGAG